ATTTAGCCCTTGTAAAATAAATACATAAAAGAATTGGAGAACAATCATGGGCTTTAACGGTCTTCTAAAAGCAAACTTTCTCGGTCCCGGACCATACGAAAAAAAGGTAAAATATCGCTGGGAACTAAGTGAAGCACTATCTTTCACTTGGGAAGGCACTGATGAAGAATATGAAATCCTAAAAGAAATGGGTCTTACTAAAACCAAGAACCTTCGTAGCAGAAAAGTCAAAGGTGTAAGAACCATCACACTCACTTGTAATGAAGGCTTCATTACCGATTTAGCAAGTATTCCAAGAGGGGCTTGGGTTGTTATTTCGCCGTGGGATATCGCAAGAGCAGCAGTTATCCACGATCTTTTATATCAAACACTACGTAGAGTAGATGTAGCAGATTGGCAAGTATCACGCAAGGTTTGTGATGATATATTTAAAAAAGGTATGGAAGCAGCAGAACCACCAGCCGCACCTTGGAAAATATCCGTGTGCTATAACTCTGTAAGAATGTTTGGCGGAATGACTTTCAACAAATAAATACCGTATGAAAACAGTCAATCTTGTTCTTCAAGATGGTATGACTATTCCATGCGAAATATACGACAACTATACCGCAAACTGGTGGTATAAACAGTCCAAGCATTTTCAGCATCTTGAAGCATTACAACATCCAATGTACAACCCTTATTCTACCGAAGATATATCTTTTTACGTCTCGGAGGTGAAGAAGTATTCAGATAAGTTTTCTCTTGGTATTGATATAGAAAGAAATATCAACCAGGAATGGTGTAACTACGCTCACCAGATTTATGAAGTGAATTGTGTAAAGTACTGTAAAGACACAGACCTTCAAATTATACATATGTGTATCCATAAGATAGAGGGTTTACTAAAAACAAGAAATAAACCGCTCAAGCGCATAATCATTGATTATTTCTCGAAAACTGGGTTGTTATCAAGAAAAATAACCGCAGAAGACAGAAAGCTACAAAAATTAAACCACAGAAGAGGAAGTATACTTATAACATGGACAGAGTTGGGAAAAACGCCTAGCTCATACTTCAGAAACAATGAACCAAACCTCCAATCTAGGGTCAATGAACTCATCAAACCGTTCACCGACATCTTCGTAAATACGAATGTGTTGCTAGAAGACGGATACGTGCAAAACTCCGATAACCCAGAAATGCTAGAATGGTGGAAAGAGTACGAAAGCGAATGGATGAAACACTGGAACCTAAACTCATATGATCACAGTGATTATACAGATACAATATGCATAGGTAAAGTGTTGGATATTGACCTCTTAGAAGATCAGTACCGTAGAAGCAACACGATCAAGTATATAAAACGTGCTTAGTTACTCAGCCTACTCAGCATATCTTTCAGTTTTGCTGACTGAATATCCGCTTTCACGTGTATAGGTTCTCCCTGTTCCGCATCATCTTCGCTAGTCTGCCTATCTTTTATCTTCTTCATAATGTCAGAAGGTGGTTCACTACCATGATCCTGGGCATCCTCTCCTATATCCGTAATCCTTAGAGTATCTATATCAAACCCTAGATCGATCTTTTGTCCTACGCCTGAACTACTACGTGTTTTCATCAACTGGATTTGATAGATACCACGCTCACGGTGAGTACGGCTCGTGAAGATACCAATAAGATTATCTGCTGTATTGATTTTAGAAATACCACCAGAGATATGTGAATGGTCAAACTCAATCTCTTCAACTGCTGAACGGTTTAGCTGTGATGCTGTGACGAAAAGTACATCAAGCTCTTTAGCTAGGTTACGTAGTTCTTCCGATACATATTTGTCTTTGATAAACTGGTCACTTGGGTTTACCTTCACACCAACTGGCATCAATAGGTCTAAGTAATCGACGCACAGGAAGTCTACTTTCTTCCCTGTCTTTACCTGTAGCTCTTTTAGATATGCTCTAATATGGTTGACATTACTCTGCGCTGGCATATACTTGATACGCATATGCCCGGACTTCTTCCCAACCATCTTGACTTTCATCTCAACATCGTCAAGCTTCTTGAATATCTCCTTTGAGCTATGGTTAGCCACCATACTATCAAGACGCATAGAGCATAGTTCTTCTGACAGTTCTAATGTTAGGTAAACACCATTTAGACCTTTTGTTACCCAGTTTACAGCTAGGTTTTGCATAAACAATGACTTACCAGAACCAGAACCACCAGCAAAGATGTTCAACTCACCACGATTGAAACCACCGAACAACCTCTTATCCAGTGTAGGCCAGCCAGTACTTACTTGACCGTTGCTATCCTTCAATGAAAGAAGTCGTGAGCGTGGGTCTTCAAAGTAGTCAGTACCCAAGTCTTTGGTTAGACTGATTTGTACAGCATCTTTGATAATCTTCTCAACTGGGTCATATTCTTGTTTTTCAATAAGGTCTGCCGCCAGTAGAATAGCACGATTTAGCTCTTGTTGTTTGGTGAAACCTTCAAACTCTTTATAGAACCAATCATAATGGTCTTCCCCAACATCAGGGACTTCTTGCAGTTCTACACCGGTTGCAGCTTTGATTTGCTGTCGTGTCGGCATTATAGAATGGTCTTTGACATGATCGGAAATAAAAGTTGCGGGTTTTTTCAAAGACTTATCAAAGTTAGCTACGTTGTAGATATCCTGTACTCGCACAAAGCTCTCAGGGTTCTCAACCATCATTTCTAGAAATAGCTTTTGTAAGTCTGGTGAATAGTTCATACGTATTTTTTCCTCATCAATTCAATCTTTAACCGTGTGTCGTATTTACACTCTAGAATTTTTTTGAGTGTGTATACTTTACCATATAGTTGTACTGCATCGTTCACATCGTGAGCTTCCCAATCTGGAAACGATACACTCCATCCATACTCAAGCGCCAAGTCAACCAGTTTCTGACCTTTGCTATCACGGTCAGGCACTAGGATAATCTCTCTGCCCAATCTATCAATGATATCAGCTTTGACTTCTGATATCTCGCTCCCCAGTATACCAACGCCGCCTATGGATTGTGCATCTAGCGGTCCCTCTACAAGTATAGCAAACTTAGCATCTGGTAACTGTCTGTCAATGTTATATACATAATCACTGTCGTACTCATTGAGATACTTTACTTTGTTATTCTCAATAGACCTAGCCGTATACCCGACAATCTGGTTTTCCCAAGTCATCGGTATAATCAAGCGTCTATTCATCTTTTTTAACTTGTTTATTGGGTCTGGTGTCCAGTACATATCTTCTATCTGTGCGGGACTAAGACCACGGTCATGGGCATACTCAATAACTTCCGTTAGGTTCTCATCGACGTTCTCAAGGTTCTCATCACCGACTGCGTACCATAGTAGTGTATCGCCTATCCGCTTGGCTTTGTCGGGTAGGTCATGCACCTTGAAATCAAGCTTTGGTTTGAACTCTTCTGTTTCCTCAACGATACCGATTTCATCACGGACACGCATACTCTCAAATACCATCCGTTTGACTGTACTCTCGTCAACACCCATCCATCCCATAAGCTTACGCATCTTATATGATAGATGCCAACCAGGTTTCCAGCCAGTTTTGAAACCGCAATTAAAACAATGATAAGATATCGTGTCGTTTTCCATGATGATACCACCGCGACCACGAGTATCTTGTGTCTCACCATTATGAATACAGCACACAGCATTACCTGTAAGCCATCCTTTGGATGCTTTTTTCGTTCTACGACCAAAAACCCACGCATCGTGGACGGTCTGCTGGATGATATTCATAGAGTTATTATAGCAAACCTGGATAGGCTGTGTCTATAAATTCCTTGATCCTACCCGCAATCCATTTATGCCCATCTTCATTCGGGTGCCCACCGTCACATAGTTGTTCTGGTTTCATATGTTCTTCCATACTCGTTCCAGCCCAAAACATATTAGGGTCTTTTACGATATATGGTGACTTCAAAGCGTTGAACCCTATATATCTAAAACCTTTGGCTCTTGCTGTATTCAGCATAGCAGATACCATTGCGGTATATTGTATCTTTTCGTATTCTGGCGACCATGTATGGGTTACATAGTCTTTATAAGAGTTTTCAAACAATGTTGTGTCGCTTATCCAAGAACTATGCTTCCATTCTTTTTTGTCGCTATCATACCAACTTTCACGGGATGGTGTGGTAAAGGCAAAGATATAAAAAACTTCATCCGTATCGGCTGTTGCCTGATGATTCATAAACTTATAGAACATAGATTTCAGAGAACCACCAGGGTCAGAAAGATTTTCGTTGTCGCCCAATAACCCAAGGAAACAGTTCTGGTGTTGATATTTTATCTTTTCGTGCCATGATAACGATGGATCAACTGAATGTTCCAGTTCTGAACCGTACATCCAAGAACAGCCGAAGCCTACAAATCTCATCCAAACGCACTCATCACTTGTTTGCCGCTAAATGGAATCCAACTTATCTTGCCTTTATCTTCGTGGGCATTCACATAGTAAACACCATCGTGCCCCAACGACTTCAAAAACTCCCATGGGTTTTCATCATACGTTTGTAGAGCATCAAGCATATCCCAAGTGCTTTCGTATTCATCGCCATAGTCATCTTTTAGGAGTTTACCAATCTCATCTTCGTGTGTCTTTATAAGTTCCATCCACATATCACTCCAATGCCATTCGGCCAAATCTGGTAGTTGTATTGGATTGACGATTTTTAGATATACGGGATAAATGTGCGGTTTTTCTTCGCCAGGAGATGGTTGATTATATCCACGTGCTGACGGGTGAAGATTTAGTAAGTCTTCAATACGAGCATTAGCAGCACCTTGTGTTCCAAAATGTGATAAATCGTGGAACGACTTGATTTCATCGTTGAACAATGTGCCGTGATATACAATCAACGGCTTTCTATCTTTATCCACAACCTTTGAACCAGCAAACCATTTTCGGAGAGCGGGGTCATCTGTGTTGCGATATTCGGCGATGAACTCTGTTGCTCTCATTAGTGTCTATACAGTACTGAACTCACTGTTCCTGTTGTGTCGGCTTTTACAAACCTAACAGCACTAAACACACCATTCCAAGTGGTATATTGTGGGCTACTGTCGGCTGTATAAGTGACTGTCTTGATATCAAACCAGTTAGCGGATACTTGGTTAGCAACATTGTCCATCGTGCCTTGAACGGTGATGGTGCCTGTATATGCTTGGTCAAAATAAAACTGTGCGGTATGAAGTGCTGCGTTATTGTTTAGGCGTGGTTTCGCATCAATAGCGGCTGTGGTATTACCACCACGGAAACCAACACTTACGCTTTCCATAAACTCTGGGTATACACCATGCTTGACTTGTAGCTCGCCTCTCGCACCAAAGTTATCATCAGTGTAGGCTACATATTCATCACCTTCACCATTCACAACCTTTACGCTCCAAGTGTAATACTGTTCCTTGATATCTAGTAAATCTGCTTCTGAAATAACCAGTTTAGCAATACCATTATTGCCATCCTCAATCGTCATTGTTCTGGTTAGGTGGGTTGTGTGGTCAGCGTTATCAATAATGTTAAAAGTGATTGTTTTTTGGTGGATTGCCACTTTCTTCTGGTCATTATTACGGAACTGAAAATGTACCGTATTATCAACGCCTCTATAAAGTTGCATTGGTCTAGCATAAAACATTTCATCTCTCCCTGGCACGAGGACGCTCTCGGTCAAGTTGACTTTCATTGTCTGCTTATATAAAAATACGTCCTGTTTGATCATGTTATTATTTATCCCCTCATTCCCAACTTATAAATACCAAGATGGAAGATGAAGACCTTTTTGCTAAAATCGCAGAGCGATACCCTTTTATATCTCATTTGACATATGGGGGCGGGGAATACGTTGGTATTATCCAAAATAAGGATAAAATGATTACCAGCCTATATGATTATTCTAAGTTGAAAAGCTTGGAGGAAAAACGCTTGTTCCTAGAACTAGGGGATACTTGGTGGTGGGAAAGTAATAGAATGATTCCCATCAATATCTTCCTCAAAGAAAACTGGGAACCAGTAAAGCATTGTCTTACAACATTAAACAGTAAAGACTGTGATATCGTTAGCGGTCCTTATGTAAGCCTAGCAGAGATTTCAGCCAAAAGGATAAAGAGAACGAACATACAACTGGTTCGCAGGGTGAAACCGAAGAGCTAGGTATTTCCCTCAATCCAAACGCACCATCATAAGTTCTAAGAGTATCGCATTTAGTACACTTCTCTATATATTCATCATCACCGATGGGCAACCATACAATCTCATAGTTATGCTTGGTCATTTTCTTGCAGTTCCTCTACCAACTGCTCAACACTCATAATACTTGATGCTCCTTTTCTTCAATGATGTTCATATGGATTGCTACGAGGTGTGAATAAGATATGGAATGTGACATCTTGAAGAAGTAACCTTCATCTGGGCGTTCCCAGACAGTCTCCGCAATCTCTTTCCATGGTTTGCCGATAAGATGTTTCTTACCTGGACGGATAATGGAAATGAACATCGCCATTCGTGGAATACTATCTGGTTTCATCTTACCCAATAAGTCATAGTAGTTGTTGATATGAATAATCTTTTCACAAAACTCACGGTCAGTCCATAGCCGTTCCCAGTTAGGTTCTTTACTTATCAGTTCGTTTAGGTGTTCCTCATCACGCACCAGTTCATAAACATGAACATTTAGAATATCCAGTTTTACAAAACCACGGTCTTCTGCTTCCTTATAGTCAAAGGTACAGTTATTGGTTCGGGGGTCAGTAGGAATATCACATACATAGATACCAGTGTTATGCTTGGTATGCTCATCATTCTTGACGATGGTAGCATTAGTATAACCATCTAGCACTGCCAACACTTTATCCCTGTCGGCACAATCTATGTCTACATCAGGTAAATCGTATTTCATAATCCAGCCTCTTTCAGTGTGTCTTTTATGTATTCTGCATCGGCTACATAGTTACCGAAACGTGAAGTCCAGTAATCAGGGTCAATGTACTCAAAGATAAAACCCAACTGTTCTTCATTTAGTTTTCCCAAGAACTCCAAACCACTATCACAGTTATAAAGAACCCACGGTGATATAGAACCCCTGATGATAGACTGGACAACTCTGTTAGGTGCTGCATATTTGAAGTAATGGTTCCACTCCGCACCTTCCTTGTCTCCCCAATCAATCATTTCCGTGAACGCTCGCTGCAATGTATCGTTAGGGTTCTCTTTTCGTATCGTATCGTGTAAGTAGTCCTCGTAAACCTTATCGGTACACCACTTGTCCAGTTTTTTGTTTTCCTTGATAACCCAATCAATAAAACGTTCTGGTTTCAGCGCCCTTATCATTTTGATATGACGCCCAAACTTCACAAACGCCAAATAATACTGAGACTTACAAAACTCATCATATGATGGTGGCACTTTCTTGTTTTGTGTCATTTCATAGAATCGTTTGTAAGCACGATAGCCAAACTGGACACCAATCTCTTTCTCTTGTTGATGTCTGCGCTTCTGCTCACAAGCGTGAGCCATAAGTGACTTTTCTCTACGGAACGACTTACCGCAAAACTCACATTTAAAGGACGGATTTGATGTGCTTGTCATCGTATCCCCTATCTCTTAGCATTTGTTTTACAGCTTTTGTATCGTAGACCATATCCAAAGTCTCTAGTTCCATATCGCCAGCTTCTGGGAACAGTTCTTCTAATACTTCCAGTTTCTTGTTCTTCTTTCCCTTCTTCATCGGAATCCATTCGTGGTATTGATTACCCATATTAGGACTGACCGTGGTTAGAAGTAGCCATAGAAGTTCCTGATGCTTTGTAGAAGGAATATTCCAATAACCTTTATTTACATACTCATTAGTAGCACGGAGATACCATTCACGTAGCTCCTGTGGTCCCTTGGATGTGCTTAGATAACGCATAAGAACATACGGCTGGATTTCCTTCTTTTCGTTATCAGGAAGGTTCTTATAGAAGTTTCTGTCTTTACGGTCAAGAGCGTTTAGAACTCTTGATAGTGCGAGTTTAGCCATAGTTATCATATACCTGTTTTATACAGTGTCCAAAGGTTAGGTCAAACGCAAACGCATCGGTGACTGTTTTAAATTGTATCACATATGAAGGGACCATTTCAAGTAATATCTCTTGCTGAATATCTACTCTATCAGGGTACATTTTGGTTTGATTTTTTAGAAACTCAATGACTTCACTAGATACTTTTGTTCGTGCATCAACACGGTACAGCCTCGGTTCTTCTTTGACTATCTGTTCCACTGGCGCTCCCAATACGTCACCTATTACATCCATTACCAGACTTTGCTGATATCAACAACTTCGCATTGTCTCGTAATATCCTTCACAAAGAAAACACAATCTGGACTATCGCCGTCTTCTAGCGGGATAGCCAGTAGTTGACCGGGTTTCAGTTTAGGGAAAAACCAACGAACCTCTGTATATACGTCAGCAAGTTCTATTGGATGGTACTCAGGCGTTTTGTTCCCAATGGGATTGAACGTGAATGCTTTGAACCCACGGTCATTTACACTTGTCAACGGAACAACCTCAAGGTCACCAAAATCAGGTTCGCCGATTAGGATTTGCCAATCAACAGGCATCCTAATATGTCTATTGCCTACTTTCATAACCAATGCTGGGGCATTGAAGCTTTCCAGAAAGATTAGTGGAATGAAGAAATAATCAGGGTCTGTCGGGTCACTGTTATCAAGGACTGCAAAACGCATGTCATCTATTTCTTCTGGTAGTTCGTCAAGCTCAAATGTTTGGTTTTCTGCTGTTAGTATTCTCATTAGTCTGGTTCCGATACTAGGTTCTTTGTGAACTGATAATGTTCCCACGCTTTTTGTAGGGCTGGGTATTTTTCTCTCATTTTTTTCTCCGCATAATAGTCTTCGTATAGCTCGTTGATAGCATCGCAGACATCATTGTAATGTGCAACTAACTCGTTACTAGGAGAACCTGGCGGTAAGTATTGTATTCTTTTCGTCATTTCCAGTCAACCTTTTCTATTGTAAACGGAAAGCTTTTCTCTTTGTAAAACTTCTTGCGCTGGGTAAGATGCCGCTTCGCAAACTTCGCTGTTGAGGTGATGTCCCACACTTGCACGAAGTCCTTATCTTCCGCCTTACGTACACCACGCCCGATACTCTGGACCACACGGACAAAGGATTTACCAGGTTCAATAAGAACCAAATTAAAGATACGAGGGATATTGATACCCACAGCAGCAACGCCATAGGTGGCAACAATAACCTTTCCATCCTCTGTTTTAATTTCATCGTAATGTTCCTTTCTCTTATCGTTCTTCATATTACCGCTAACGAATACCGCATCAGGTCCAATCTTGGCAGTCAGTTCCTTACCAGCTTTGACACGATCAATCAAAACTAATGTATTGCCACTGTCCGAAATCTGGTTGATTAGCCTCGCCATATAGTCTTGACGGTCTTCGTCAGCAAGAAGATATTTCAGTTCGCTCTGGTAGTTCTGGTATTCTTTGATATCAATCATCTGCACGATGTTTACATGACAGTTAGCCAGAACACCTTTGTCCTGTAAAACCTTGGATGAAACATCATTCGTAACCGGGCCAATACCAATAAGTAGGCTCTGCCTGTCCATTTCCTCTTTGGGGATAGTGCCCGTCAACCCCCACCTCACGGGAACGTGAGCTAATGGTCCCGTCAATAGTTCTTTTAGTAGGTCTGCCTTGGCACCATGTGCTTCGTCAACGATCACTGCAACAACATCTGATGCAAACTCGTCAATGGTAAACCCTAGCTCTTTGGCACGGGTCTTCTTCATCATACTACCAAGAGACTGCCACGTACAGATAGTATGTGTCTTATCGTATTCCTTGCGGTCACCATAGAACACACCGACATCCAACCCCATATTGATATAATCTTCTTCTGTTTGTGTTACAAGAGATTTATTAGGGACAACGACGAGGGTTCTACCGTATTCTTCACAACGATGGGATAGAACGGCTGTAATGATTGTCTTACCAGCACCAGTAGCAACCTCTTGGATGCTCTGCTGGTCCTGTAGGAAACCGTTGATAACCTCTACTTGATAGTCACGGAGTTTTACGGGTTGTCCAGCTACCGGGTGTCCTTCGGGCCAAATGAAATCCTCATAGGAATATTCATCCACTGGAATAAGTTTGATATCGTGTGAATATGTACGGTTATCTTCTAAGTCAAGTGTATATCCTTCCTTCTCCAAGATTGGGATAATATCAGGGAGAAGGTTGATATAGGTCTTGCCGCCCATCTGAAAGAATGATACCTTACCATCCCATCTACCAAGACGAACCGCTGGCATGAATCTAGCACCAGGCACTTCATACTTGAATCTATTCACTAACATTTTTCTAGTTGATGAATCTAACCCTTCAATCTTACAGTTACATTCATCAAACACTTTGATCGTTGCTTTCGGCATTCTATTATTATACTAAAAGCCTACAGATTTTGCAATATAATACTTGCCCACTGTTGTTGTCCTGTTTTGTCAGGGTGTCCATAATCGTCTGCCTTGGGATAACCTCGTAAGTGTTGCTCCATACTTGATCCCCATAGTATCCAATCTGTCTTATCTATTTTATCCACTTGTTCTTTTAGATGATCCATCCCGAACTGTTTAGCCATACTGTGTTCTTGTTCTATCTGCCATAGGAAATCACATTGGAGGGCATTAAACATAATCATTCTAACTGGTAACTGTTGTAGCACACGGATATAGAATACTGTTTGTTCTATGCTCTTTATATCGTTATGGCAGTGTCTATACCAGTATTCATTCTGGTCAAACTTATCATTCTGGTAATCGTCGTTTTCTGGTAGAACGAAACTATGCGATACTCGTAGCCAATCATTCTTGTAATATGGCAACTCTATTCGTTCTGGTCCCGTCCATCCTATAATAACCAGATCAACAGTGTTGTCTAAAAGGTATTCCATAGTTGTGCGAAAGATGCGGTGATTAGAACCACCACCTTCGGCAAGATTTACTACATCGTGTCCAAGCAGATAAGGCCAAGTATCTTTTTCATCATGGTTATCGTATATGCCTTGTGTGAAGGAACAACCGTTAGTCAAGATTTTCATTTTTGCCAAATGTCTCCATTCCACCGACACCATCACATTTACCGCATTGTTCTATGCAAGTACCTAATGGTTTGTCTGTCCATGTGTTAGATATCTTGGACCATTCATCCATAACATCTTGTAATGGGCGTTGTAGAATGTTTATGTCAAGGTTCAATGCTTTTAGTTGATATCCGTATGATGTATCGTAGGTCATAGGGAAAGACCCGCCAAGCCAACAACAGGGCCAAGCATCACCATTTACCGCAACATACATAACTTTATCCCTGATGGATTTGCATACGATTTCTTCTGGCATATCTGGTTCATCCAATATAACTTGCCTATTATTCTCATATTCTTTCTGTAAGAAACTTTCTAAATCCACGTGCTGCTCAATCGGCGGCATAGTTTCTGGTGGATTATCACCTATCCAGTATGGTTCACCTTTTGGCGTATATGCTTGTCCATCATTGCGATTATCATAGAATACCTTGAACTCTTTGAACCCAAGTTCTTTTGCCAGTTCTCTACATGCTTCCTTCTGGTGTTTATTATGAGCAAACTCAATAAACTGCCATACTGCATATCCACCAGCATCTATAAACGCACCAGCATTCTCTAATATCTTTGTCCAACTAGTGTTTTGACGGTATATCTTATGTGTGTCGCCAAGCCCGTCCAGCCCGAACTCAATCTCAATATCATACTTGGCTAAGTTTTTCCACCATTCTGGTTTATGCATTGATCCATTGGTATGAATAGTTATGGGATTATCACAGACAGAGCGTGTATACTCTATGATATCCATAAAGTTTGATGATATACAAGGATCACCGTAGGTTCCACAGAAATCAAGTAGCAAGTCATCGTTTGGAAGGAACTGGCGTAGGATATGTTTGTATTCGTCTAGTGACATATCCATCAACGGAAAACCGTCACGGATACCATAGCCGTTATAGTTTCTTGGACAGAAAGGACAGGCGGCTTGGCATCGTGTGGAAATCTCTAGATTTACGACTTGGATATCTGGTACGGTATACACAGTGTATTTACATAATTAAAAGAGAGAGAGGGGGATTTCTCCCCCTCTCCGCAAGCGTTTGTAAGTTGATGGAGCGTTACGCTTGCTTAGTTTTTCATACAAGTGGCTTTAGCGAAGACTTTCCAACGGTCACCGTTGACCACTTTACAGTCAGCGATTTTCAGAGCCATCCGGAGGCTAACTTCTCGCAAAATATCGACATTCTTAAACATAAAGTCGAGGATTTCAGCTTCTTCTTCCTTCTTAAACTTGTAAGAAGTGAAGAGGGCACCCTTACGAGCGATCTGCTTGACACGCAGCATCTTGTCTTTCATCGTGTGCAGTGTCAGGTCCAGATAGTGGCAACGGGACATAAGGGCTTGCAGGTGGTCTTGCAGCTTCTTGGAGCGGACATGCTCAAAGTTGATGTTGGTGATGAAGATGACGGAGCCTTTGAACTCAAAGCTGTTCTCAATGCCTTCGGCACGAAGCTTGGCGCTGTCGGCGTTCCAGTAGATTTTACGGGTACGACCACTGTCCAGAGCGGCTTTGAGAAGGTTCAGTGACAGGTCATCCATCAGGACGCTATCGCAGTCATCGAACACCAGCACATCACCAGCGTTGCGAAACTCGTGCAACTTGCAGTACAGACCCAAGGCAGACATAGCACCCTTGACCACTTCGGTCTTACGGACACCACCGTTAGCACCCAAGTCGGTAAAGGTGTTCATTTTGTCGAGTTCACGCTCGACACCAAAAGACTTGCCGACGCCCGGAGGACCAGAGACAATCATACCACGGATTTTCTGGCGCATCATCGCCTTGGTCATATCGTGGAGAATATCGAAGCGTTCTTCGATTTCGGTCATCCGCTCTTCTTCGGACATTTCAACTTTGACTTCGTTGTTTGCCTCAATGGCACCGTAGGCGATGCACTGTTTGGTGTAGTCAGCTTCTTCAACCCACGAAACCATTTCGGGGTCAACCGCAACACGGACATTCTTTACGTTGCCGCCAAGAACCTTGGAACCATCAACAGTGATGAAGGTGCCGTTCTTACCAGTTGAGAAGTTTTTCACAACAGGGAAAATCGTGTTCTTGATAGTCTTGCCGCGAACTTTACCAGATTTGATATTTACATAAGCAGTCATTTATCGCTCCATCTATTTGACTGTTTCAACCAACTTACTCTTACAGTATACCACATTTGAGTGGTATGTCAAGCGTTTTTTACAGGTCTTTGAAAACTTTTTTGACCAGTTCTTCAACTTCGGGGAGAAGGTTATCGAAGCCGCAATCGCCAACATGGTAGTGCGGAACTTCGGTGCCATACGAGAAGATAACATCCCAAGCGGTATCCAGAATCGAGGTCTTGGACTTGGCTTTGCTCTTGATTTTAGCCATACAATCTTCGTCGTTCATTTCATAATGAGCGTCCGAAATGAGATACACAGCGAGGTCGTAGGACGAAAACGCTTTCTCACGCTTGGAGAAAACCCGATTGTTGCCGTCTTTACACTTGAAAACTTTCATTTGGAAAACCTTTCTCTCTCAATCTCTACATACAGTATAGCATGGATTACGATATTGTCAAGCGGTTTTTTAGACTGCCTCGTAGGGCTTGTCCCACTTACCGATTGCCAGATTGACATAGTATGCGGTGTCAAAGTAGTCGGTCATCGCATCGCTGTTATCGTAGTAGCCTTTGTTATTGGCACCACCAGCGCCAGCGGGGGCAGTGTGAGCAATCTCGCTGATCTTGCGAACCAGTGCTTCATGCTCACCATAGAAGTGCGGGTGGAAGTGGTTCAGTTGCGAATAACGGTTCTTGGCGGCGTACTCGTCACCTTCGAAGATGCTCTCAAGAGCAGCCGGACCCTTTACAATGGAGATATGAACAGACGAGTGATGCTCTTTACGAACAGAGAACTTCATCTTCGGGAAAGCTTTTTTCAGTTCAGTGCGGATTGCTTTGACATCGGTGTTATCAATATAAGCCATTTTGGAACTCCTGTTTCTCTCAACTTGTATAAACAGTATAGCATACTTTCATATTATGTCAAGCACTTTTTTCACAATAAATATTTTATGTTTATGGAAACGATTAGAGCAGTTTTCCCCAATAGTCATATCGTGGATGCTGCCCTCAAATATCCAATCACTAAAGACGGGTGGGAAATAGAGTTTCCAGATTGGGATGACTGCCGATTTCACCAAAAAGATTTTCGCTTGGTTCTCATTCTACAAGATATACTGACGATGGCTCCCGACGATATATTTCCAACTGAACTACTGCGTATCAATGACTATTACAAAGACCGTGTAGACTTGGACCAGATTATCGTGGTGGTTTGGCCCAGACAGTTGAGTAATGATTGGAACAAGACAAGCAGTTTCAAAGTAGTTGAGTTCAGCCCCCATCAGTATGAAACATGGCAGAGCTATAAACAAGCCGAAAATGTATTACGAGAAGAGTTCAATCACAAAGATTACGAAGACAACTTTCTCTGTATGAACCGTATTGACAAGCACCATAGACGTGCTACATACGAAGCATTGAAAAACTGCCACGGTAATCTTAGTTACCAACAATCGGGTGTTGAGCTAAAGTATAGAGGGTTTACATACAGAGAATATGACCAGCATTATGATAATCTAATGAACTTTCTTACCCTAAAGAAAAACTTCAATACCAGTTTCTTTAGCATCGTCACTGAAAGCCAGTATTACGAAAAGTATGGAATAATAACAGAAAAAACATTCAACGCAATAGTTGCGGGTCATCCGTTTATTATAGTGGGTCATCAAGGGGCATTACAGGATGTTCGGGATTATGGTTTCAAGACGTTCTCGCTTATGTTCAACGAAGAATATGATAACTTAGAGTACGACAATAGATTGATAAAGGCACTGGAAGAGAACTGGAACTTCATGGGAATAAAAATGTCTCCCAAATCTATGTATGAGTTGAGAGACTTTTGTAGTGAAACGATTGATCACAATCGTGATTTCTTTTTTAATGAGTTCGGGGATGTTCTTATAGATAATCTACGGAGACAGTTATTGGAACTATGGTAGACTTATATCAGTTCTTGCAAATGTTTCGTATGGAATCTGAAAGTCTTCCCAAGTATCAATGTATACACTATCTTCACTTTTTGGAAAAGTTAATGAACCGCTATCCATAGAATCCCACGGAATTTCAACTCCATTGATACGTGTATTGCACCAGTTCAGGTTCCTATCACCTGCTTCGTCGGCATAAGAGTCATTCAAAAACCTAACTTCCAAAGTGTAAACACCATCTGGCTTGTCAGTTACGAACTCAAATGTATTCGGTGTGTTTATGTCTGCTGATGATACCTCAAAGCTTTCTGTCTGCATTTCGCCATCAAATTTCACGGAAGCAAGGGCATTTTCCTCACCGTATTGATCTTGGTAAAAGTCTAATTCAATTGTATATTTCGCCATTTTTTATTCCTTTCTGACAGTATTATTTATTCCAATGAGCCATAATCTTCTTATGTATTTCGTGTGGTTTTGGGTCACCGTGGCATACCACGATAGCACAATCATCTGGCAAAACAAAGTCCCTATCTGGTTCGTGATAAGAGTTTCTATCATTGCCATTATTTCGTTTGCCACCTTTCTCAAGTTCCCATTTCCAAGACATTGCCCATTCACGAGGCCACCAAGTTTTATTTTTCTTGTGAGTGTTAAAATAAAAAGTCATGAAGTCTTGGTCGCCACGGAAGGTATTTACATTATACGGAATGTCTTTGGTGAATGCTTCCCAGATAGATTGTGAATAACGCTTTGTTTGCCATCGCATTATGGAACTATTACTAACGTGATAGTCATGAATATATTGACGGTTAAAGTCTTGTAAAATACAGAACTGCTTTGGGTGATATGTATAGAAATGATCTATGTTCTTTATGATTATCATATCCAAATCAAAATACATAACATACTTGTCGAAGCCGTTGTTTGGCCGGAACATCGCCATTTTATACCACCACGCCTTACGATGATCCAGCAGATTTACCCCATCGATTTGCCATTTAGGAATAGGTATAGTTCTACAAGGGATTGCGTTTGCTATCTCTGGTTTGTCTGTGATAACATTGAATCGAAAGGGTAGGGTTGTATGTTTCTTCACGCCGTTGTAAAGATTGATAACATACTCTCTTGAATACTTGTCTCCTACCCAGACACAACAAACGTCATACAAAATCTTCATACTCCTTGGAACAAAGGTATCACATATAAGAAAGTTACTTGTGATATATGCGAAAGAGAAATAGGTGCAAATAATATCAAACGGCACCAAAGTCTATGTAAATAATTTAGGTTCCGCCAACATTCTTTCGTTGAATATCCTCACTCAGCGGTTCAGGATAATATAACTCAAAACATACAACATCTGTTAGAGCGTGGAACTTATGATATTCACCAGGTTTACAGACAGTCATATCACCCGCTTTCAATAATGTCGTATCAACAAGGTCATAATCATTCTTGTGAACCTCAATCTCTAGCTCGCCTTCAACCACGTAAAAAGCGTTATACTTATATGTATGTTTATGAAGGGAACAATAGCCACCTTTCTTAATATCAATCCTGTGAAACTCCACAAATGGAGTTTGTAATAGGGGTTCTGTTTGACCCCATACCTTACCAGATTTCATTAGTTATTCTCCTTTATAATATTCAATTCTGCTTGAATTTCTGCTGCTAATACAGACATTAATTCTTTTTCAACATCAATACTTATATTACGCAAATCGGATTCCACAGCGGTTGTGTATGTTGCTGATAACTTCTTTGTCTCGCCATCAACTTCTGTAAAAAATGTTGTAACTATTTCATTACCTGATTGACTTTTTTCTGTGTAGATATTATCTGTAATGCCTGGTAACTCAATCTTTTCCATTAGTTATTCTCCTTTAGAATTTGTATAGTCAGCGTTTTCATTTGCTCTAATGAATCGTAATCGAACTTCTTGATACTTTCGTTTGTATTCTTCTCAATGACAGTGCGAGCATTTCTATCATCATACGAATATTCAACAATAATATCGCCGCCGTCCAGGTACGTTCTGACAGATACGCCGTCGATAACTTCGTTAGTTTCTTCCATTTTTTATTACCTCGTCTATTTCTTTCATATGCTTCAAAAATTCTTCCAGCTTATCCAATGGAATCATATTTGGACCATCACTGAATGCGTTGTCTGGGTCATCGTGTGTCTCAACAAATAACGCACCAATACCTTGTACCAATCCAGCCTTCGCCATAACTGGCACATACTTTCTATCACCACCAGATACACCACCAAGACCAGATGGTTTCTGCACGGCGTGTGTGGCATCCATACAAACTGGATAGCCAGTTTCTTTCATTATCTCTAATCCTCTGTAATCAACGACAAGATTTCCATAACCAAAGAATGTCCCACGTTCAGTAAGCATAATGTTCTTATTACCTGTGCTTTCAATCTTCTTCACCACATTCACCATATCTTCCGGCGCAACAAACTGACCTTTCTTCACGTTGATAGCCAATCCAGTATCACCAGCTTCAACCAACAAGTCTGTTTGGCGACATAGGAACGCTGGTATTTGTAAGACATCAACGACATCTTTTAAAATGTCGCATTGGTAAGGTTCGTGGACATCAGTGAGGACAGATGTCTTTTTACTAAGCTCTTCAAAGACTAGGACCGCATCGCCAAGACCAACACCGCGCTTACTATCAACAGATGTTCTATTTGCTTTATCAAATGATGTTTTGAAGATGAATGGAATACCAAGACGATCTGTGATTTTCTTTATTTCTGTTTGCATCATCAATGCGTGATCACGGCTTTCCATAGCACAAGGACCAGCAATAAGTGTAAACGGTAGGTCATTTGAAATAGTAATGTCTCTTATTTTAATCATATGATATTTAGATTGTAAATACTGTATGGAAATATTATTTGATCACAGATTGGGGTGGCAAGAAAACCAAGATGTATTCATATCAGAGGTAATGGCCAGATTTGAAGATGATGAAACAGAATATGCGTTGTCACACGGTTGGCTAAAATACACACAAGATTTATGGTATCAATCCCGTTCTACTCGTATAAAAATACCACACAATATACCGTCATGCCACGATATTCATATAGTTGATATCTCATTTGAAGAAGTAAATGACATTTACCAAGCCTACATCACAAAAAAGAATTTCAAGGATTTATACAACCCAATCAAGAATATACTTGATGAAGATAAATTCTTGGGTTTTGCAGTAAACGGTAAAACCGTTGCCTTTAGTAAACTACGCCATTATGATAATAATGATTTCGAGTCTGCCATGTTTTGTTGGGACTATAAAAACCCAAAACTAAAACTTGGTATAAGAACGATATATCTTGAAATGGAGTATGGCGCACGGCGCGGTGCGAAGTATTTATATATAGGGCCTGGATACGAAAAGTCAAGTATCTATAAAAAAGATTTTGATGGATTTGAATGGTGGACAGGATCAGAATGGTCTACCGATAAAACCCTTTATGAAAAGTTATGCATTCGGGATTCGAAGTCTAAGTCTTTTCAAAAAATCGTCGGGATTATGGAAGCGCCATAATACAACATCTTCCAAATTTTCCATAGTCCAGTTGTCATAGTATCCAGTATGAATAAGTTTTAGGGCTTTGTCATTTAGGAAACTCAATTTCTGAATGAAGAACAATGGACATTTACCAAAACTCATATCACGCCCATTTATTATTTCCGGGGCTATGTCTTCAAGCACGACCAAGTTTCTTTTCATAAGCTCGGCGTTTATATCTCGCAAAACACTGGTCACATTTACCGATACTTTATCTGTATAGGCAATGCAAACATCAACGTCTAATGTGTCCGCCAGTTCTATTAGTTCTAATAAATCT